GTAAGCAAGGTAACCGGTGTTAGTGCCAAGAGCGGAACCGGCACAGCAGTAGGGCAGAATGCAGCTGGAGATAATAACTGGCGAGGCGGCCTGACCTGGGTTGGGGAAGATGGTGCGGAGTTAGTTGACCTTCCGAAAGGAAGTCGGATATTACCTCATAAAGAGAGTGTATCTCTGGCAAGTACCAGCAGATCGGGCAGTGCGATGTCTTCAACCGGGGAGGGTATCGGTCGGGTGGCGAAAAGTGTTATTGTCGGAAGCCAGGCGGCTGATAACGGTGGCATTGTGTTGCTGCAGCGAATTGAAAAGAATGTGGAATTAATTGCCACGTCATTATTTGGTTCACGTTCGGCAGAACGTTTGATGGCACCAGGAGTACAACCGGGCGGTGTTGCGGAACGTTTGGCGAATTCAATATCTGTTACAATTGCCAAGATTGCAGACACAATCATTATTCGGGAAGAGGCAGATATTGATAAGCTTACAACCCAAATGGCTGCGAAGGTGGCAGCCGTGGCAGCTAATATGATTTAAAGGAAGAGGGATATGATTGAAAACCAGAAAAATCGAGTTAAGTGTCAGGAATCGAAACGAGTCTATTGTTTTACCAATAAATCCTAAAACTGTTGATTTTGTAGACACCCACCTGAATGAGAGGATAACCCTGCTGAATATTGGCGAGGTGAGCCTGAAAGGGAACCGGGGCTTGATAACAACTAACTTGTCAAGCTTCTTTCCCGGCACCAGTTCCCCGTTTTATAAATATGCAAAGCGGACACCACGAGGTTACCAAACGCTTCTCCAAAAGTGGAAGAATGATAATATGATTGTCCGGGTGATTGTTTCGGACATGAAGATTAATCTCGCCATGATGATTGACAAGGTTACCTTTAGTTTGGATGAAGGCAGTGGTGACCTTAAATACTCCATTGACTTATCAGAGTATAAAACCCTGAATGTGCCAGCGGTTAATCTGACGGTAAGCGTTAAAAGCAATGGCTTGCAGGACAGACCGGATACAACAACTGGGGAGGTACCGAGCGGAAAGACACATACCGTTAAGCAGGGCGATACTCTGTGGGCGATTGCCAAGACTTATTATGGCAACGGAGCGTTATATACAAAAATCCATGAGGCGAACAAGGATACAATCAAAAACCCCAACCTGATTTACCCCGGGCAGGTGTTTCATATTCCGGCATAGGAGAGCGACATATGAAGTTATTAACTGGAGGAAAAGATATTAGTGAGCTGGTGGAAAGCATTACCTGGAGTGGCGATACAAAACAGATTGCCAGAAAAGTCAACTTTACAATCGTGAAAAATCCCAATGACAGTAACTTTCCCCAGGTAACAATCAGTGAAGGCGACGAGGTCTTTATGCAGATGGAGGATGGCACAATTATTTTCGGCGGGATTGTGTTTGACATAGACCGGACTGCAAGCTCACATACCGTATCCTATCTGGCCTATGATTTGATGTTCTACATAAATGGATCGGATATTAGCAGAGTGTTTCAAACCACTCCCGAGGAAATAACGAAAGCGATCTGCTCGGAACTGGAGATTGTCTGTGGCAGTATTGCGGCTACCGGGATCTCCGTTTATCTGCCATGCCTGGGCGAGAGTGCTTATAAGGCCATTATGATGGCATACACCTACGCAAGCAGACAGAATGGTAAAAAGTATATTCCAGCCATGACAAATGTCAATCAGTTGAGCGTCATTGAAAAAGGACAGCTTAGTGGCGCTATTCTTACTGGCGACTATAACCTGACGGATGCCAATTATAAGGTGAGCTTGCAGGGTTTGGTAAACAAGATTCTGATTGTTGATGAAAAAGGGAACAAGGTAACGGAGGTCGTGGATGCCGAATCACAACTAAAATATGGCACAATTCAGAAAGTATACAAACAGGAGAAAGGAAAAGATGCAGCGACTGAAGCAGCCAATATGTTTAATGGAGTTGACGCTTCGGCCAGCGTGGCAGCGAGTCCAAGTGATTACCGGGCAGTCTCCGGGTATTCCATCATTATTCAGGAACCTGATACTGGTTTGTATGGGAAGTTTTATATTGAAAGCGACTCTCATACATTTGCAAACGGGAAAACGGAGATGCAGCTTACACTTGCATTTGAGAATCTGATGGATGAACAGGAAATAAAAAGTGAAACTACGGAGGCGAAAGGATGAGTGAAAGAAACATTGTAAAGATGATAGAAGCTCTGCGAAATTCCCAGGGAGGGAGTGGAGGCGGTATTATGGTTGGTAGCGTAGTTGCCACCAGTCCGCTCACTATAAAGACTGCTGATGCGGAAATGACAAAGAATTTATATGTTAATTATCAGATGCAGCCTGTTCTTTCCAGTGGTGATACTGTTGTTTTAGCCCGGCTGCAGGATACTTTTTATGTACTGGTTAAGGTGGTGAGCGTATCATGAGTATTTTTCCGTTCATTAATCCGGAAATGGCAGGGCAGACAGAGCGTGAATTGCCTTTGTTCCAGGAATATGCGTATGACTTTACAGAGAACAGGCTATTGCTGGATGAAGAGAACAGGACTTATCTGGTACAAGGAAATGCGGCCTTGAGGATATGGATATTTAAAGCACTAAGCACGGCCAGATTCCGTTATACTGCCTACAGTCCCGATTTTGGAAATGAATACGAAGACAACCTGATCGGCCAGAACATCTCCGAAGATGTGCTGGCCGCAGAGATGGAGCGGTATATTATTGAATGTTTGATGGTCAATCCGTATATTCAGGAACTGAGTAATTTTCAGTTTGAAATTCATACAAGCGGAACGGATGTGTCTTTTGATTGTCTTACCATATACGGAGAAGAAAAGATGATATTCCTGATGGAAGGAGTGAGCGCCTGATGCAGTTTACTGCTGAGAATATTCTGGAGCGGATGAAGACAGAGCTTAAAAATACAGATAGCCGGATTGAAGGGAACTTTTCAATGGATAATCTTCAGGCGGTGGCAGAAGAGCTTGCAAGATTTAATGCGATGCTGATTGTTCCCCTGCAGGATGAGATTGAGAATAAGAAAGATGAATTATATACCAGTGGCAATGAACGACATTATGAGCAATGGGCGAAAGAGGTAATTGATGGGGATGGTAATAAGGTCATTGCCAATGCTCGTGCGCATGGTGTTCGGGATGGCTCCGGGATTGTATATCTGGCCCTTATATCGGTCGCTGCCGGTGCACCTACAGATGAAGAGGTTGAATTGGTAAAACAGTACATAGAGATCAGAAGACCTGTTGGAGCCAAACCCATCATTACGGCTGCGGAAGGTGTAGACATTACAATACGTGGTGCGGTGTCGTTGAAGGAAAGCTATGATATAAATATTGTGAAAAGTATTGCAGCCGTAAAGATTCGGGAATATTTTGCCGAGAACGCTTTTCAGAAATCCCAGGCCGCACTGAATTATTACCGGATTGGAATAATATTAGGCAACATCGAAGGTGTGAGAGATGTTTTGGATTACACGATAAATGATGCCAGGGATTCTATTCCGGCAGATTATGATGAATATTTTACATTGGAGGAGTTGGTGCTGGATGGCGGTTAATGGCGAGAGAATGCTGCCGTTTCGGGTAAGGAAAATGTGTCAGATGGAAGACTTGCTTCAGGCAGAGCAGGTAATGTTAGGCACTATTGAGGACATCATTGAAGACATGATCTATGAAGCATCTCTTCTGACGGCGGAAACAGTCACACCGGAGTATTTGAAAAAGCTGGTAACGGAAGTATTTAAACGGGAAAGTACGATAGAAGAATACCCAGAAGAACTTATCATTAAAATTCGGCTGAATATCAATAGCGGTGAGCCTTCTTCCCCATTGCTTTTGATTGAAAAAACCAATATATATATTCCGGCACATTTGAAAGTCCTTTATGAATATGTTTCTAAACACCTTTTAAAAGGTGTTTTTTACGTGGCACAACCGAGGGCGGATTATGTACGGGTATCTTATCCCTATGCTCCGCTGGACAGCCGATTGCAAAAAACAGTTAATCTCTATACTGCAATTCCGGTTTTAGAGTATGTGGAACTGAATGTTCCGGTCAATAGAGGAGGATTAGAATGAAAGGCACAGTTATAACAAATAGCGGAATACAACTGCTGGTCAAGCTGGCTGCATCCGGGAGAGCGTTGGAATTTTCTCGTGCGGCAGTGGGAACCGGACAGATTCCAACGGGGTATGATCCTCAAAACATGATAAATTTAAATGCTTATAAAATGGATGGAACCATTGCTTCCTGCAGTGCGGCAGGTGATACGGCATCCATTGTATTCCAGCTCAGTTCCGAAGGTGTAACAACCGGATTCACTGTTACTGAAGCCGGTATATATGCAATTGATCCGGATCGGGGAGAAATCCTATACTCTTATCTGGATATGACTCAGGATCCCCAGTATGTTTACGCTGATGGCAGCACGATTACAAAGTTTATTGAGATGACATTGAACGTCGTCATCGGGAGTGCCGCCAATGTAACAACCTACATTAATCCTAATAGCTTGATTAAGCGTGAAGAGTTTGAGACAGAATTATATAAGAAGGTTGATATCTTGGGAGGGGACATTTCTGACACGGTTATAACCGCTGCCAGTGTCGTTGCTGATGAGTTTCCGGATGTGGATTCAGAGGAAAAGCCAAAGACGTTTATGGCGAAAACAAAGAAATTCTTTGCTGATTTCAAGGAATTCAAGAACGCCATTATTACGGTCAGCCGTCTGGCCAATAATGGGCAGGTAACGGAGGCTGGTTTTGCTTTGGATGCACGATATGGGAAAACGTTGTATGATCTGTATTCTGAATTATATAGTGATTTAGTAGTGGGAAGCTTGGGTACTTTTCTCCAAGTGAAAAACTTTAAAATTGCATGGGTTGACGGAACGGCCACTTATGAAACGGCTAATTTTCTTAGTGTTGAGTTGACCCTCCCTGTGACGTATGCAGACACACAAACCTATAACGCGACTGCATCGATGCGTACAAATACGGGCAAAGCGACCTTATCATGCAGTGTAATCAAATCAACCAGGAACAAAGTTAAAGTGTACATCTCGGATAGTTCTGGGGGACTCACAACCGCCGATGGCATCCTCGTTTATGTACAATGCATGGGTGTCTAAATGATCATTTGGCAAGAAATTCCACATGCACGCAGATGGATTTCCCAGCATTAAGTGCATTTGTAAGATTGAGTATTAGTGCACCATAATCGTTTATTTTTATGTATGCGCTTGTAGTAGGATTGATTAGTACCAATGCAAGCGAATTGATTGGTGTATATATTCCAGATAGTGTAGCGAGCGTATGGTCAATATCTGCATTTAGGTACTGTGTAACAGTGGTATTTATACTTATCGTTATTATTCCTGCCAATCGCTTGACATTGATTGCGCCAGAAAGATAAGTATGAGTGTACGATGTAGCTTGCACTGTCAAATCACTATATAGTTAAGCTGAAACAAGAAAAGCAAAATAACGGAATACGTGATAATTTAACAAATTACTCCTTAATAACCAAAATTGTTATAATCTAACGGTATTAGATAGGAGGATATCGTTATGAAAGAAGAAGTGATTAAGGATATTTTGAGTGCTATGACAGGTATATTAGATATGGAACAGATGGAGCATTTGGGTAATGTTCTGGTTCGAAAATTGTATGAAATAAAAATGGAAAAAGAAGTGCATGATCTGGTGCCTGTTGAAAAGAATCAAAATGAACTGAAAATCAGACTGTTTCTTGGAAGCAAAAGTACAACTGGGAGAAAGAATAGCACACTGCAACATTACAATACGGAAATTCGTAATGTCCTGGCATTCTTGGATAAGAATATTGAAGATATTACAGCTATGGATTTGAGGTATTATTATAGCTATTGCCGAAATGAAAGGCATATAAGTATGTCAACAATGCAGACCAGACTTCACTATCTATCAAGTTTTTGGGAGTTCTTAAATGCAGAGGGGTTAGTGATTGAAAACCCCGTAAAAAAGATAGGCGCGATTATGGTTGATAAGGTTATAAAAAAACCATTTTCAACAGAAGAAATGGAATCTTTGCGTGTCAATTGTTTTGCGATCAGAGATCGTGCAATCATGGAGTTTTTGTATTCTACAGGTGTAAGGGTATCCGAATTAACTCAACTTAATGTCCAGGACATTGAAATGGGAAAACAAGAAACTATAGTAAACGGCAAAGGCTCAAAAGAGCGCAGAGTATACTTGACCGATAGCGCCAAGTTCTATCTGAAAAGATATTTGCAAGAAAGAAAAGCGACAGAGGGATTGACTGATGAGGAGCTTCAGGAGAGACCTTTATTTGTGAGCTTAAAAACACCTGATAAACGATTGTCTGTAGGAGGTGTGCAATATATGCTTAGAACGTTAGGCAAACAGTCAGGTGTGAAAAATGTACATCCACATCGGTTCCGCAGAACAATCGCCTCAGATCTGTTGTCTCGTGGTATGCATATCGAAGAGGTGAAGGAATTGTTGGGACACGAGAAGCTGGATACAACAATGTTGTATTGTACTATCAAGGAACAAAATGTAAGAGAATCATTTAGACGTTTTGCATAAGAAAGAGAGGATTTTATATGAGTGCAGTAGAAAAATTATTAGCGATCGCTGAGGCCGAGGTGGGCTATCTGGAAAAAGCCAGCAACAGTCAGCTTGATGATAAAACGGCCAATGCTGGCAGCAACAATTACACCAAATATGCTCGTGACTTGTTTCCGAGTTTGCAGGCACAGGCATGGTGTGATATGTTCGTAGACTGGTGTTTTGTTCAGGCATTTGGCAATGGGCCGGCAAAGCAGTTGCTTTGTGGCAAATTTGATGCATACACGCCATATTCGGCTCAGTACTACAAAGACAAAAAACAGTACCACACCACACCATTCCCAGGCGATCAGGTCTTTTTTAAAAACACCACAAGGATATGTCATACCGGCATTGTCTATAAGGTCACGTCCACAACGGTCTTTACCATCGAAGGCAACACCAGTTCTGGCGGCGGGATAATTGCCAACGGCGGAGCGGTATGTAAAAAGTCCTATGCTTTGTCCAACAGCAACATAGATGGATACGGTCGTCCGGATTGGTCGATTGTAGATCAGCCAGAATACACGGTCGGCTGGAATCGTGACAGCAACGGCTGGTGGTATGCGGATACGGCGAGCAGCTACTACAAGTCTTGTTGGCAGACCATCAACGGCCATCGGTATTACTTTAATTCGGACGGCTATGCCGTGACTAACTGGCAGAAGATCGACGAAAAATGGTATTATTTTGAGGCGACTGGCGGGCATGACTTGGAATGTGCGTTGTATGTCTCCGATGGGGATGGAGCACAGATGATTGGTATATTTTAAAATAGGTGGAGGTAATGCTCTGCTTTATTTATAAGTATTTTCTAATTAAAATAGTGATTTATCTAAGTTAGTACTTGAGGGAACTCCCAAAATACGCTTCGGCGCAACCACAACAGTAGTATACCTTGATTTCCACGGTGAGGGTGGTTCAAGCTTTGTGCGTTTTGAGGTTGGGTATGCATCAACAGTCAAGCGCTTAAGGGTACAAACATATAACAACGGCATATTAAGTACCGTGTACACCATTTCCCCAGATGCTTAATCTAATGATTATTATTTAAT